CGATGGATTCGCGGTACCCGAAGGGAGTCGTGATCGTGCCAGGGGTAGTAGGGTAGAGAGAGGTCAGTGCCTGATTTATATGCCAGTGTCACCTGAGAGTGAGCGTAGGCGCATGTTAACAATCGGCCAAAGACTTATCTACCTTCCATTCCCGAAGCACTACACTTCGCCCGTAGGTCGCGTGGACCGGAGGAGTTTCGGATTCTTTGTCAGACAGCGTCAGAGAGAGATGGCTACGGCGGCGTGCTCGAAGGGAGTCACGCCAGCTACGCCAACCTCATAGACGAAACCAGCCAGGTCGGCTGCGGCAGTGGTGAGAGCATGCATCTCATCCTCACGAAGAGTGGGGTGAAGGGTGTGAGAGTTGCTCAGGACATTGTCCGTGGAGTAGATGACCTTCCAATCGACGAAGATTTCGAAGATCAGGTTGTTGACGTTCACCGTTGCGGGGATGTAGACCATGATGGGGGAAAGCCCATCGGAACAGACATCGGTAGCAGCAGGAGTGGCGCCAATCCGGACAAAGTCACTGTATGTGATGATGTCCAGGGGGTAGGCGGCGACGTGCTGACGCTTCCGCATGAGAGAGTACATGGAAACTCCCTTCATCCAGCGTCGCGTGGCAAGTGCCTGCGACAATAGGGTAAAGGAACCATAGGCCTCCCGATCAACAACACCATCAGCGGAACCCATGAAGAGGATGCCATCAGGGATGCCAGAAGTCTGGCTCGTTCCTGTTGCCAGAACAGAGACTCCTATCCGCGCGATGTTCGCCCGGGCGTAGTTCCCAGAGGAGAGTAACGCGGAGTTAATGGAGGTCTCGGTGACGCCAGGGGCGTTGGCTCCAGTGCCCATCTTCCCGAAACAAGGGGAGATCGTGGCGGCGTTGCTGGTCGCTGTGGACCCCACTTCGAAGTAACGTCCAAACTGGAGGACAGTCACGGCCGTGGTGCTGGTTTGCACCGGAAGTGTCAACCTCTCGACAACAGAGATGTATCGAGTAGACTTGGTAAGTGGAGTGCCCCAGTGAGCATTGGACAACGATGGGTGGAGCATTTGAAGGGTGGCCTTGCGGCCCCGACGCTGCGAGCGGCGCTTGCGCGTACGCTGGGTGGCAGGACGGGGGCCCGTAGGGACAAACCGAGGGACTGGAATCCGCCGAGGGCGGGGGGCCGAAGGCCTCCCACCCGGGGGACGAGCGACGAGTCGCGTACCAGGAACCTGGCCTGCGCGGGGTCCGCGGGGGCCTCGTGTCATCGTGGGAAGAGGAGTTTGCGAGGGAGCTCCCCGTGGTGGTTTTCAGCGGCCGGATCGGTCGCGCTAACTGTCTGAGGGAATTTCAACCCTGCTTCTTTTTCGTTCCTTCTGGCGAGCAAGCCAGTGTAGCCTAGATGTCACCTCTGACATCGTCTGCAGCATGCGCCCCTTCCCGAAGTGGGCAGATCTCGTAGAGGCTGCAGCCGCCACCGTGGCGGCATGGAGAATGTGGAATGGTAGACGTCCCACACCGGCAACTCCGTCAATGACTCAGAGCGCATAGTGAGGAAACGTGGTGTAGCCTGTATCCCTGGCGAAAGGGGTCCGTAGGTGTCATTTCGCTCCTAATTTATTAGACGCCGGAGCTCATCAGTTGGCTGCGTCTCCCAGTCTATGAGCTGTTGGAAAGCCGAAGAGGCATCCGATCGCTTAAGGACAGGGAAGGGTGATGCAGGGCCAGGTAGGGGACCCACATCGGTAGTGTGATATCGCATCTCCATGTGGAAATCATGAGGTGACCGAAAGTGCGCGGGGATGTTGCGGACCGACTTGTACCACTTCTGGAACTTGTCGGAGCAGTGCCTTCCCCAAGGCGCGATTTCGTATTGAGGCTTGACGCCGAAATCTCGAGCAAAGACTTCACTCGAGGTCAACGGTGCTAAGTCCGTCTTAAGGGAACTCAGCCGGAACTCGCCCTCTCTCTCGGGCTCTGTTTTCTCTCGGACGACCACGCATCCATAGCGTGGAATTTGGGTGGCTTTCAGGCTGACGCCAGTCACAGTGTTCAGAACAAACGTTCCGGAGTACTGGGATTTCATCGTGTTGAGGTTCAACACCTTTCCCTGTCTATCCGTGAATCGGTTCCAGAGATACCGTGCCAGCTTCTTCTGAAAGGTAGTCACATACGCATTTGGAGACTTATAGAGCAATCCGCAGGCTCCCAAACGGGGATCGCCGCAAAGGGACCGTCTTCCATTGTCCGTGTGTATGGCTACTTGTTTCTTGTGGTAGTGAAGAATGTGCTTGTAGACCTGTTCCTTGTTGTTAGCGGAGTCAAGGACGCGCTGCATCTTAGGAATCCAGGGCATGACACGGTCTTCCTTACGGAGTGCTGAACCAGGAAGGAGGAGGCCTGTTTCCAGGAAAGAAATCTTCTGGAAGTAGCCATTCTTCTTGTGAATGAAGCACTCAGAGTTGACGGTGAGAACGTCAGGCGAGATGTAATTCTTGCCGAGACTGAGGGAGAACCCAGCCTCTTTGACGTGCGTCTTCCAAATCTTGTAGAACTCGTCGTTTGCGCGAAAAAGAATGTCGTCGCCATTCACTATGACGGGCAGATCGTCCACCTGGAACTCCCTACCCGTGTATTGCTCAAGGGCCCGCCAATAGGCGACAACATTGATTGCACAAAGCACAGGGAAGGACAGGGGACAGCCCATCAGCTGGCCACAACACTGCTTGATCTTGGCTCCCAGAGGGAGTTCGGAAGCGTATTCAAGTGGGTAGAGAATCTCATGATTGCCTAAGACGGCCCTCCATGTTTCGGCTTCCAAAGTGGTCGCACCAAAAGCATGTAGGGCCTCCTCAAGGCAGAGGGAATTAACCTCCTGACTGAGACCATCAGTAGCGGCAGAGTAATCACCGCTCACCCACTGATCGAACATTCCACTAAGATCAGCATCGCACTCCCTATTGAGAATACCCTGAATGTGACTGGCATCAAGAGAGACGCCGATCAAGCCGAACTGGGGATAATCAACAAGGGTTTTCCACAAGGATTTTTGGAATGGACTGGCAGCGAGGTAGGAGACGGGCTCACCTTTGGTGATCAGCCTGCACTTAAGCGGCTCGAGGACAGGTGCAACCTTTGCGCGGAGAGGACCATGACGGACCTCATCATACCGTGCGGTTGCAAGAACCTCAGAGTAGAGATAGGGACAATCGCCCCTAATTTCTATATCGCTATAGTGCGGATGATCAATCATGGTGATCAGTTCGTCCCACTCTACCCATCGTGCATCGAGACGTTCGGAGGGAACACCATTTTTCCCGATGAAAGGAGCATCAGGTGGCGCGGTAGGAGCACGCTCCTGGCCAGCAAATCTGTTAATCAGTTTCCTCGTCTCGGTGTCCAACCGGTCAAAAATTGTATTTGTGTGTGACACAGTGTAGTCGTACTCAGGGGGGAGGGGAGGGTCATGAGCAAGGGAGCGATGAGTTGCTGCCCAGTTGCCTTTGAACCATCCCGCGCGGCCACCTCGGCTGCGAGTGGACTCCATACAACTTCCTGAGCCCGGCACCGACATACGTCGCTTCCAGTCTTTACGAGTCTGGTTACGAGAGAGCCTCCATGAGCTCTGATCTCCGGTGTCAGGATCTACATTGTGCCAAACCTTCTTGGTTGCGTCGGGGGGAAGAAGTCTTTTCCAAAGTCGAGAAAACTTCATTTTGTAATCCGCCGCGGTTTCAGCCAGGAGGGGAGGAAAGGAGTGGGTGAGTGCCTTCTGGTGCTTGATCAGACCATTAAGGATAAAGTCTGGGCCCACTTCTGCGCATCCACGTTTGCCGCCTTGGAGAATGGCGAGAAACACCTTTGCAGGACGAGACTTTGTCGTCTGGGTGTTGGCCATGTTCACAAGGTGCTTGCGGAGCGCCCCCTGGAAATGAGGGAATCGTTTCCAATAGGACCGTTCGGTCCTCTTGTCCGAGGTTGGACTTGTCACAGTACCAGACTCCTCAACCATGGGGAAGAGGTCGTCGGGCAGTCCAACGGGGCGACGGGGAGCTGAAGGGAGCTCATTCCGAAGCCACAGTGCCATCGGGTACGCGCACAAGTATTTGATGCAATCGACATGCTCGAGATTGGTCTCAGAAAGATTAAGAGACCGATACGTCGGAGCGTAGTCAGTGCAACAGATCTTAGCGCCGCGCCCTATGATCACATCTGCGTCCTCCAAGGCAGTAGCCAAGGAGCGCAGGTAGGAGAGAGTCGTTGTCAGACAGGTCAATGTATTTTGCCTGTCACGAACCGCAAGCGTCGCATCATTGGTAACCCGGGAATCTTTCACCCAGTACCACGACACTCGCGGAGCTTTCTTCCTCCGGTCTTCGCCACATGGGACCAAATCGAACTCATTGCAGAAGGGCTCATCGAGCTCAATGCTGCTATCTAGTTTGATCCATGTGCCGCCGTCTCCAAAGACGGTGAGGCCGCCAAGCAGTCTATCGAACAAGTCCGAGGGGGCAAAGTGCCACCAAGGACGAGTCCAAGTTTCTTGTGCAGATCTAATTTCTGCATGGGAAG